TCCACTGGTGATTGGTTCCATACCAACATCCGCTCGGTCGGAGGAACCCAACTACAGTGAAGGATTCTCAGATCCGTTTGGTGTGTATCCTCGATGGACCGGTGATTCCGAAGTGTCTCTCATAACCGACGAGAATCGATACACAGAACATCCGACGTACAAGGCTCGTAAGGACAATCGTGTTACGGAGATTCAACAGGCAAAGAAGTATGAGATGCCGACCGTCTCCTCGACACCCGCAGACGAGGAGTACAGTCGATCGAACTGGAATGAACCCGATCTGCGTGGTTCACAGGACACGGCGTATCCATACAACTCTGTAAGAGAGTTCGAGGCAGGACAACTCGAGGAGTATGACTCGACGTCCGACAACACACGTGTAACGAACTCTCATCAGTCGGGGTCGTATCACGAGATTCTGCACGACGGCACGACAACCGTGAAGATTGTGGGTGACGGTTACAGTTTGACACTCCGTGATCACAATATGTACGTTCAGGGCGATCTGAATCTGACGGTCGAGGGTAATATGCGTCAGATGGTCGAGGGTGACTACACACTTGAGGTCGGTGGTAACTATCACGAGTTCGTACAGGGTAATCGTGAACAGAAGATCGGTTCGAATGATTTACTTGAGATTGGTGCTGACCAGTCTATCAACATCGGATCCAAACACTCACTACACTGCGGTAACAATCAGACGATACTCGTTGACGGCAATCACGTCGAAACGATTGGTGGCACATCCGGACAGACGGTCAAGGGTAATCGCACTCAGATCACGACGGCGGACTCATCGGAGGTCGTCACTGGTAACGAATCCCTGCTTACGGTCGGAACACGTCTTGTGACTACGGAGGGTAAACACAGACTCGAGTCGATTGCGAATATAGAGTTCGACACCGACTCGGATATGCTCGAGACTATTGGTGGTCTACAGAATACTCAGATCGGATCGACTCTGGATATCAATGCGGGTGGAAACATTACCATTGTTGGTCCTCAGATCGACTTGAATCCATAGAAGGAGAGTAACAGATGCCGGCAGTTGTAAGAATAGGCGATTCGCTCAGTACCGGACACGGATGTTCAGGATCAACAACTCTTGCCAGTGCAAATCAGGGATCCGTCTTTGTGAATGGTATTCTTGCCGCAGTCGTTGGCGCGGCGACCGTACCGCATCCGTTTCCACCAGATCCACCGTGTGCACCGCACGTGGCGAATCTAAATGCTGGATCATCATCGGTGTTTGTAGAGGGTAAACCTCTCGGTCGTGTCGGTGACTCTGCCGACGCCGGTGCGATGACATCCGGTTCACCAAACGTATCTGCAGGACCATAATATGGCTTCAATATTTGACTCACTCTGCGGCGAATCTGGACTCGTCAATCAGATCACAGAGGCGCAGGACGAGATTCGCCAACTTACTACTGCGGGTAAGAATGCGATCAACTCGGTCAAGACATTTGCTGACGAGGTCGAGACACTCTCGGATGCGATTCAGAATCAACCGGGTGTGGTCACTCGTCGTCTTCAAGAGGACATCTTCAATATTCTCACGCGAGAGGCACTTGCGAATCCAGGTGGTACTATCGCACAACTTCTTGAGATTCGAGCCGCGTATCAGGCCGCCGGACCTGCGATCGATCGTATCATCGAGAACATCGAACAGTTTATTCGTGATCCACTAAATACACCACTCAATCTCTGTGAAGACATTCCAAACATCGTAAAGGTGGGTGAAGAGGTGCGTGAACTCGCCCAACCGGCAGTTGTACCCGATAAACCACCGGCTCGTGCGGACAAGGAGTTATTCACCAAAGAAATCGGTCTCTCAGACTTTGAGACGATTCCAAGGTTTCCTGGACAGTCGATATCCGAGGCGGTCGAGGCAGCGGGTCGATTCACCGGTCAACCCGGTCCGGGTGATGCGAATGCTGCAGCAATCGGTCAATAGTGTATAAATAACAGTATGGCAGATCTATCAATCAGGGCAAGGAATACTGAATACTCGGACGTGGACTTTTCGTTTCGCGTTATACCGGTATCAAATGCTCTTGCACTTAAGAAAAATGAAGAGGCGGTAAAACAATCCGTCATCAATATACTTTCTACAAATCGTGGGGAACGACCCTTTCTTCCTTACTTTGGTGCAAATATTAGATCCTATCTTTTTGAAAACATTGATAGTGTAACCGAGGGTCTAGTAGAAGAAGAGATTAGAACTGCGCTTGTAAATTATGAACCGCGTGTTCGTGTAACAAATATCAATGTTGACGCACGACCGGACAATAATGCATTAAACATTTCGTTGGAGTTTGATATCATTTCTCCCAGAGAGATTTCAACGACCGTCAACTTTGTGGTTGAGAGACTAAGATGAGTAGAGAATCAAAACGACTTAACGTATCAGAGATAGATTTTCCGGAGATTCGACAGAATCTAAAAGATTTCTTAAGTTCTCAGGAAACATTACAAGATTATGATTTTGAAGGATCGGCGATCTCTACGATCATCGATATGTTATCCTATGTTACGCACTACAATGCAGTAAACGCAAATATTGGTATAAACGAAACCTTTCTCGACACTGCACAGTTTCGCGGATCGGTCGTCGGTCACGCTCGTCAACTCGGTTACACACCAAGGTCTGCATCGGCTCCGGTGGCGAATATAGACATCGCGGTGAATAATCCTTCGGACCAATCACTATCAATACCACGCGGTCATCGGTTTAAGGCCAAAATCGGTAATGAAACTTATAACTTTGTTACTGATGAAGAATATAGCACTGATGACGCAGTGTTCTCTGATGTAAGAATACTTCAGGGTTCTATAAAAAACATCGAGTTTATTTTTGATACATCTTCGAATGAAAAGTATGTTATTCCCAATTCTGATGTTGATGTGTCGACACTCTTAGTTGAAGTTTTTGATTCTCGCACGTCGTCAACCTCAACTATCTTCACCGAAGCCAAACGACTCACAGAGATCGGTTCAACGAGCAACGTATACTTTATCTCAGAGAATCCTGACGGACTTTTTGAGATAACCTTTGGTGACGGCGTGATCGGTACGGGTCTTGAGAACGGTAATCTTATTCGCGTCGAATATCTCGTGACAAAGAAAACAGAGGCGAATGGTGCGTCCGTATTTTCGTCTGTCGATTCCATACAGGGTAACAGCAATCTCTCGATCACTGTAAACTCTCGCGCAAGTGGTGGCGATGAGAGAGAATCAACGGATTCGATACAATACAACGCGCCTCTCTCGTACGCATCACAGAATCGTGCGGTCGTACCAAACGACTTCGAGGCAGTCATTCGCGAGAACTTCGCGAACGTATCAAGTGTGAAGGTCTGGGGTGGTGAGGACAACTCTCCGCCGGTATACGGAAAAGTTTTTGTGTCGGTTCTTCCAGAATCGGGTGATGTTCTTACTATTGATGAACAGAATAGACTTTTGAACGAAGTGCTTTTACCAAAGTCTGTGATCACGGTAACACCTGAAATTCTTGATCCTGAGTTTCTGGTTATCACGATGGAGGTTTTCTTTAAGTACGATCCATCTATGACGAATCTTACTGAGCAACAACTCGAGAACAAGGTTGTCGATTCTATCAATAACTTTGATGAGAACAGTCTGGGTAAATTCGATAATGTGTTTCGTTACTCACAGTTTCTTCAGACTGTCGACGAAACCGATTCGGCGATACTCAACTCATTTGCTCGAGTGTATCTTTCAAAAAGATTTGTTCCTACACTGAATGTTCCGACCACGTACACTCTTAACTTCTCAACGGACTTGTACGAGAGTTTTGGCACTCGACCTGTGATATTTGACTCGACAACATTTACGATCCGTGGTGTGAGTGGATGCCGATTTAAAGACTTTTTGAATAATGATGGAACACGCCGTGTCTCAATAGTAAGAGGTGCGGGTGTGGACGAAACGGTGGTCGTGCGAGATGCGGGTATTATAGACGGACCGCGTATCATACTTCAGTCCTTCTCACCCGAGTCGATCGATGGTGAGATTATCAATATCGAAGCGGTACCAGCATCGTACGATATCGTCGGTACACTCAATACCGTGTTGACTCTTGACTGTGACTGCTCAAGATTTAATGTTCAGGGTGAGGTCGATACGATCGTCTCTGGGCGAGATTACTCGGGCGTGAACTATCGGACGTTCAATCGGGACTCTGGTGGAACCGTGCCGAATGGTAACAGTGCAGTCACGAGTTCGACAATGACAACAACAACAACGACGACCACGACAACGACTCCGCCTACGACGACTCCGCCTACGACAAATAACGACAACAACGACAGTAGCATTTACTAGTAGTCTATAAGATATTATGTCAACGAGCAATAACAGAACAGAGTATTCGCCCTTCGTTTCAAGTCTTATTGATTCGTTTGTGCCGGATCATGTGCGGGCGAACTACCCTGACCTCATTGCGTTTATCGCCGCTTATCTTGACTATCTTGAGACGTCGAATCTTTCTGGATATTATCAGAACACTCTTCCTCAACAGAGGGATATCGAATCACAGGACGAACAGTTTCTTCGGCGCATTGAACAAGAGATTGGTCTCTTTGTTCCTCGTGAGTACGAAGCGACACCTCGTGTTTTTTATAATAAGATCTCAGAACTTTGGAGATCAAAGGGATCCACTGAAGCGGTCGAAACTTTCTTTCGACTCTTTCTTAATGACACTGTTCAAGTAAGATTTCCATGGGACTTTGTTCTTAAACCATCTGATGGTCGATGGCAGGCTCCCGAAAAGATTCGTGTATCATTAATCTCTGGAGATCCAGAGGCTTTCGCGAGTCGGCGTGTTGAACAACTTGAAGAATACGGATTCACAACTGTTACCAGGGTTGAACGTAAGGTATACGCCGATCAGACTATCTATGAACTTACAATTCTTCGTAGTGACACTGTCGGTGAATTTAAGGTAGGTAATAGAATTGCTACCGAAGATCGATCGACAATTGGAGAGATCTATAACTCTGTAT